TTCCACGCAATGCGCTTGCTAATTTACTAACAACAGGAAAAGCGCTACTAATTGCAGTTTGAATACCCACATTTTGTGTTTTTGCATTGGCAAATTGTTCTGGATTTAACCCAGTTTGTTCAGGAGTTAAAACACCTGACAATGCGCCAATTCCAGCGCTTTTAGCAAGGTTTGTAGCAAAACTAGGAATTTGCCCAATAGCGCCACCACCGCCAACCATAAATGGGGCTGCTTGACCTACAGCACTACCAATTTGATTTACTGCACTACCAACGCCACCCATTTGAGATTGAGTGCCTTTTTCAATTTGATTAATAACATCAACTGGAATATCCCCAGCATTTGAACCAAAATATTTTCCTACTAATTGGGCTAAAGCAGCAGGTGCTTTAGCTGCGCCAGTTGCCATATTAAGAGGCAAACTTACGCTGCTAGTTAAAGCTTCTTGTGCTGATTTTGTTGCACCTGTAGGCGCAGAACCATAAGAGGATGTATTAAGTGGTATACCTTCTGGTGAATATTGAATATCCTCTGCAGATTGCGTATACATATTTCCTGTTTCAGGTTTTGCAATTTTAGCGCCACCAGCATTAGGATGTTGACGCAAAACTTCAGCCTTTACTTGGTCTTGAGTAGCCCCAGTTGGGCCTTCAATTTTATAAGTATTGCCATCAGGTGCAGATATTGAATATGTAGGCATTATTTAACAATCGTAGCTTGACCCCAAGCGTTCGGAGTAGGTTGTGCATTTACATTAGGAGTTGCACCTTTCATTGCAGGTGCTTCAATTGAATAAGCGCTAACAATATGCTTAACTCCTGGCCCAGCAGAAATAGCCATACCTTCTAACGCCCTTTCTCTAGCCCTTTGTTTTTGTTCAATTTTATCTGGTGTATCGCCAGTTTGAGGCATCATATTTTTTAAATCTTTTTCAATTTCGTGCATTGGCACATTAGCACCTGATTTAAAGCGAATAAAGTTTTCTGTAAAATTATCCATAGCTTGTTTATATCGTTGTGCTTCTGGAGAAGCAACCATATTACCCAAAGATGTTCCAGAAACTGCTAATAATGCTTGATTTTTTGTACTTGTAGGATTAAATCCTGAATTTTCAACGGCTTTCATTTCTTTCATAGAACCAGCCATTTGAATACCAAAATTTGTTGCTTTACCTTGAAATTCAGTTAATGGTTTGCCGTTTACTAATTCTTGTTCTAATTTTTGTTTTTCAATATTAAGTCTTCCACCTTCTAAATTAAGGCGTTGACGGTCAATATCAAGTTTAGCTTGTTCTGCTGGAGTAATTTCTTTAGACCAATCACTAAATGTTTTTTTGCCACCTTCTTTTTTGTAAGTGTCATATTCAATTAATTTGTCTGTTTTCTTAGGCAACAAGTTTTGCATTAAAGGTGCTACTAAAGATTGTGCTGGTGCGGTTTCACCAGTTAAAGCTCTTGCCAATGCTGCTTGATTATTTGCTTCAAGAGCAGGATATTGAATAGAAGGTGCAACGCCATTGTAAGCAGGGCCAGGCAAAGGTTGACTTGGTAATTCTGGTCTGCCTTGTGCTAAAGTTAAAATATCATTAACTTCATTTTTTGCTTTTTCTTTTTGGCGCAATGCCATAGCCAATTCTTGTTGGTCAGCAGTTTCTAGTCCTTTTTGACCAGCATAAACATTAAATAAATTACCTAAATATTGCAATGGGTTTGCAGGTACATAACGGTCACCAATCATTTGACCTTGTGGTGATGTCATGCCTTGTTTAAGAAGCGCTTGTGCCATTTGGCGTTGACGCTCATAACCCAGCATTTCTGGATTAGCTAATAATTGGTTTAAATCGGTAGCCATATTAAATCCTTAACCAAATTTAAATAAGTTATTAAAAGTCCCAGTTGGGGAAGCAATAGAGCCAGCGCCTAATGTAAACAAACCACTCATTAATGAATTGTTATAAGCATTATTAGCATTTGCATTAGCTACATTTCCTTGGTTTGTAAGCCCCATAGCTGTCAAATAATCAGTACCAGCAACCGTGTTTGTAGGAGCATAAGTAGGTGTAGACAAGTTTTTAAGCATACCTGCTACTTGTGCTGGTAATAAATATTTAGCCATTTCTTGAGTAAATGCTTGGTTTTGCGCTTGCATACCAAGGCCTTGGTTTTTATATTGTTGACCAAATGCAAGGTCATTAGCCGTCATATTTTGCACATTGGTGCGTAATGGCTGGGTAAATGATTGCTCTTGACCAGCAAGGTTAAGCCCAACTTGTGTAGCACCTTGTCCAAATGCTTGTTGATTAGCTGCCAACCCTGTATTCATACCACCAACAACAGCGCTAGTTAATTGGTCATTTTGACCTTGTGTAAATGTACGCATTGCATTGTTATAAGCTTCAGTTCCAGGGACAATACCTTGGTTAGCTAATTGCGCTTGCATTGATTGTTTTTCTTGCGCTTGCTGTGGTTGTAAGTTTGCATAATGGCATCGCTATATGTTTGCCCAGGGTTAATGCCATAAGAAGGCAATTTAGATTGGTCAATTTGCGTGTTTACATCATACTTTGGCAAAGGCAAAAGTTGAGTAGCAGGGTTAAATTGTTGTTGATTTAAGCGTGAACCATAATAATTCATTGCTGGCATATCGCCAGCGCTGTTAAATGTAGGTGACTGAAATGGGTTTGCATAGCTCATTAACTGCCCACCTTGGGCATTAATAGCGTTTTGTACAAATGGGGCAGCAGTTGTATTTACTGTATAAGTAGGGTTACCATATTGGTCAGTACCAGTTTGTTGGTATTGTGAACCACCATAAGGTGTTGATTGATTAATACGGTTATTAGCCGCATTAGCTGCAGCAGTTTGTTGCGCTGCACCAGTATAGTCTGGGGTTGCCACAGTTTGTGGTTTACCAAACAACGCATTTGTTACACCGCCTAAAATTCCTCCACCGCCACCCATATCATGCTCCTTTAAGAGTCGTTTTAATGTCGAGCCATCGACAGTTTTCACGCCTCATTGCTAATATAACCAAATCCCCATCTTCGTGGGCATCTTCGATATACGCTTTGTCTACAAAACCAAGGTGTCGGTCTAACTTTAACGCTTCCTTATTATTAGAGGAAACTGTTGCAAGTATAACGCTAACTCCTAGTTTATTAAAGGGATAATCAAAAACTGCCCATAACAAATCTTTACTAATCCAGTTGTCATCTACGGCTGCAACGTGCATTACGCATGATTTAGCCATAAAAGCACAATATCCTATTACTGCTATCAAATTTCCGTCTTTTTCTTGCCCAATACAAGTGGTATTTTCTGGCAACTTTTCACCCAATTTATTATCCAACCAAGCTCGCATATAGTCTTGGTCAGCCGTAACAACTTGCCTCAAAGAACCCCACCTCGCTCCATTACATAGTCTGTAGAAGCCCAATGTACATCAATACCTTGGGAAGCTATTTTCATAACCACGCCACCTGAATAACCTAAACCTGTAACACCTTGCCATGACTTAGTAATGCTTAAATTACCACCCCATTGAGAAGTGTCCCAAATAGCGTTATCCCATGAACCAATTTGAGCATTTTGGGCATTAAATGACACAGTACCAATGTCATTTTGTACGGCAAAATCCACATTAATACCAGCCAATACGCCAGGTACTCCATTATCTGTCTGGAATATAGGCCTAATCATAGTAAAGCGCTTTAATTGACCTCTAGCGTCAAAATAGCTATAAGCTTGTTGAATATCGGCAGTAATGTTATTGCCATCGTCTGAATAAGCATTCCAAAAGTGTCCTATGTAGCCTGTAGCGCCAAAGTACATTTGGTCATTTGACAATTCCCAGCATTGGGCATTAAGACCACTAAAACTAGCCCAAGCTTTAGAAATGGTATTCATTACAAATTGTTGTGGCCCAGTATTAAATGGCACATTAATAATCAACATATTTTGGCTTGCATAATAAGCAATTTGCCAACCAAAGTTATTTGAATATAGCGTAGCGGCTTGAGAAATGGCGTAATAAATCTTGTCAGTAAGGTTTACCCTAGGGTCTAATCGGCTTGACTGCAATGCAGAAGCCAAAGGCACTAAACCATCTTGAGTAAGTAAAAGAATGTCACCAGCAAACTTGTAAAAACATCTACGGTTATACACATAACCTAATTGCCATACGCCTTTTAATGCCCAAGTGGCAGCAGTTGTAGGGTCTGTACCGTTATATACAATGGTTTCACCCATTGATGTAACAAATACTGCATAGTCATCAGCGCCTTGTCCAGC